CCCGGTTGAGTTGCCTGTATTGCCAGACTTAGCAATGACCTGACCAGCCTTGATAGTGTCTCCAAGCTTTACAAGTGTTGCTGAAAGGTGTGCATAGATAATCCAGCCGCCATCAATTTGGCACACTAGCTGCGTGCCGTAAGACTTGCCCCAGTTTGCATCAACAATAGTACCGTCAGCAATTGCAAGCACATCAGTACCCGTTGGCACTGCGTAATCTATGCCTGTGTGATAACCCTTTGACCACCTTTTGCCTAATTTCTTGTATGGCGTAGATGGCAACTTGCCTGCAATAGGTGATGGCATTAGTTAGAGTTCTTGCCGTAGCGCGTATCTGCTGGATTAAGCCAGGCAATAAGGATTGGCAGTGATGATGCCAAAGACAATGCCAGTGCCGGGTGCAGGTTTAGATCGCCCGAGTTCATAAGTACCCAGCCCAACACACCAGCTGCTAATACTCTGCTAAAGGCCGCTAATGGTGACTTGGCAAACCATGCTAAGAATTGACTCATAGCGCACCAATTTCGGCTTCAGTTAAGCCAAGGGCTGCAAGTTTTGCTAATGCGCTGGCGCGTGCTGCCACCTTTGCCTGGGCTTCGGCTTCGGCTTTTGCGTTTGCCGTTTGCTGTGCTTTGTAGGCTGTGTGTTCCTCGGTAGTCATTGGGCGCACTTCGTCATCTATTTGAATTAGTGGTTTTGCTGTTGTAGTTGCCATGTCATTCCTTAGTTGTTGTAGCCATAAACGCGAATTGTTCCGCCCGTTAATGTTCCGCTACTTGGTGTCAATGTGAAATCTGTGTATGAAGTTGTGTTTGCAAGATAACCTGTTCCAATACGAGAACCACCACCAGTTGTTGTTGGGCCTGTAGAACTGTTCAAAATAGTGTTCTTTGTTAAAAATGGGTTTTGCAAATCAACATTAAAACTTAATGCCGCAGTAGTACCATAACCAGCAAGTGTGAAACTGGCCGCGTTGTTATTGCTCAAGCCTGAAAGCACTGCCGTTCCGTAGTTAATATCTGTATATCCTGCGTAATATCCTGTGGTTGTGCTTCCAAGTTGCAAAGCAATATTCCCGCTTGCAGAACCAACTCCACCAGTGATGATTATTTTGTAAGCGTCATAAGTTGCGCTAAATGCGCTTGTGACTGCCACGCTCGAAACTGTTGTGCCAATTGTCGTAGCACTAACTAAAGTCAAACCTGAAGCTGTTCCGCTATCTGGGGTTACTGTCCAAGCGTTTAAACCTGTGCGCACTAACCGAGCAGATTGGTAAGTCTGCAATGTTTGGGCTGTATTGGTTACTGTTACACCTGCACCAGCTGCAAAAGTTACCACTCCAGCGCCAAGGTTAATAACATAAAGAGTTGTACCAGTTGCCCAGGCTACTGATGCAGTCGGTGGGATTGTGTAGGTTTGTGCACTTGCATTGCTGGCCGTTACGGTCTTGCCAACGTCAGTTAATGCAAAAGTGTATGTCGTGCCGGTCTGTGCGTTGTAAGTCGGTATTGCTACCGCGCTATCAAACCCAGTTGCCACTGTTTGAATGGCACTTGCGCCATCCTTAACATAATCAGTATTTGTTGGGTAACTGATCCCGTAATAGGTAGTTGTGCCAGCCATGCTATAAGTCCTGCCATTCCTGTGTACTTGGAGTATAACCCGCCCAAGTTACCGTAGGTGCGATCTGCAGCCATACTTTGTGCGGGTATGTCTCGGACAATGCCGAGCAAACTAGGGTCAGGTCTGCCGTGTACCTGGTCAAATTCCACTTCATGCCCTCGACAAATCCATCAAAAGTTGTGCCAAATACTGCTGGCAGTGCCTGCGTGTAAACCGCGCCGCCAACATTCATTGTGATAATTGCATCTCGTGTGGCATCGCTGACTGTTGGGCTGTGTAGTGGGATCGTCAATTCCTCTGGGTATGTGCGAGGGTATGCCCGAGACTCAAGAAATGCTGTGGCCTGTATTTCTGCATCGGCTAAATTTTGCAAGGTTGTTGCGCGACTGCCTGCAAGTTGCCCATAAGCCTGCTGGCTAGTGTAATCAGCTGCGTAGGCCTCTAGGCCTGTGTTGGTTGTGACTGTTACATCATTGACGATTTCTGACCATTGCGCTGCCTGTCTTAAACCGCTTGCTAGTAAATCGTTAGTTGTAAGCACTAACGGCACATACACCGATCTAGCCCCGTACGAGTCGTAGTTAAGTTCGCCAGTGCGTGATTCAAACAAAAACCCACGTCCCGATTGAGCTGCCGATTGCACAAGGGCCAGTGCATCAGTTGCGCCGCCGGTGTAGGCCGCCAGTTCGTATGTGCCAGGTGTGTCAATGTCCCCAATTAAATTGTTTACTAGCGCAATGTTTGAGCCATCCCAAGTAGCCCAAGTGACGGTGTTATTGACACTTGACCAAATTAAATCAGCCGCAACCTCATTCCAATCTTGCAAAAATGAATCTGAAAGAATGTTTAATACTCTTGTGCCGTCAAATTCCTGCGCAAATCCAACATAGCCTGTGGTCTGTTTATTGACATTGGCTAACGGGCCAACGGCTGTGATGTTGTAAATAGCCACAGATCCCTGCGACCCGTAGGCATCAAGTGTTATATCAATGTCTGAGATTATGCCTGTGTAAATAGTTTGATAGGCATTAGTTGAGTCTTTAATCTGGATAGCAACGCTGTCTGACAGATTTACATTTAGAGCTGTACTTGCATCAGTCCATAATCTAACGCTGGCAATGCCGGGTTGAGACTGTTCGTAAATGTCACGCCTGCCAATGCTTATGCCTATGCTGCTAATTGTGTTATCTGCGTACTCGACTGCGCCAGCAAATACCACTTTTGGGTATGGCGTGTAAGTTGTCACAGTGTCGCGCCAACTAGGTTAATTGGCCCAGTTCGCCTTGCGCTATTTTGTAGCAGCTTCTCGATTGATCGCCTGGCTGACTCGGCATCAATAACGCCGTTAATGTTTATGATTGTGTCGCCGCCGCCGCCGCCTGTCCGTACAGATCCAGAGCCACTTGGGACAAACATCTCAGGCCCAAACTCGCCAACGCGATAAGCCTGACCACCCATTACTGAGCCACCTGCTGCTCTGCCCTTTTTAGGCCTAGGTGTAAATCCAGCTTCTGGGATGTTTAGGTTTAAGGGGTTTTGAATAAATCTAAAGGCAGGCAATGCCGCCTGGTAAGCATCTGACACAAAGTTAATTGCATTGGCAACAGTCTCTAAAGCGTTTGCAATTTTTTCTAATGTGCTAGTGGCATTTGGGCCACCGTCACTGACAGTTGAAAACAAATCTGAAAAGGCATCGGCAACTGCTCGCAATGCGCCGCCCAAACTATTTGCGCCGTTGCCCTCAAAGTTGCCAGCAAGTTCTCTGGCTCTATTGCTCAAGCCCTCAGGATCCTCGCCACTAAATCCCTTGGCCACCATGTTTACATTTTCTAAAAGTCTGCCAAGTACCGGCAATAATGATGCGCCAATGCCCTCTTTAAGTTCGCCCACGCGCTCTGTGACGATTGCCAACTGGCCTGCATAGGTCTCAGTGTTGGCCTTAGCCGCGCCGCCAAATAGTTTGACTAATTCAGCCTGGACTAAGTTAAAATCGCCAGACTTCTTAATCGCATCATCTAACGGGATGCCCAATTTGGTCAATGCCCCGATGTTGCCGTTATAGGCCTTTGACAGAGTCAGAGATACGGTCTCAAGGTCTTTGCCAGTAGCAGCTGCAATGTCCAATGCAAGATTTGTCAGTTGCTGGGCTTTTCCTACATCCCCAGTGGCTCGGGCTAGGTTTGCAAGTGCCGGGCGTAACTTAGTATCTGCAACACCAAAAGCCAATTGTTGTTTGGTGATGTAATCCTCGGTGGACTTAACCTGTGCATCGGTTGCATTAGTTGTATTTTTCAAAGCAATTGCAAGTTGCTTTTGTGATGCCTCATCCTCAACGGCTGCCTTAACTCCGTCTATGCCCAACTTAATTGCATACGCGCCAGCAGCTACTCCGGCCAATGCAAAAGACTTAGCCATTGCCTTGGAGTATTTGCCGATCTGACTAGAGAATGACTTGGTGGCATTATCTGCCTGATCCATGCCTCTTAGAAATTTATCAACATCGGCAAGCAGTGAAAGTTTAAGTGTTCTGACATCAGCCATTATGGTGTCCTAGCCCAGTTGTCTAATACTTTATTTACTGCTTCAAACCATTTTCTCTTAATTTCTGGCTGCATTGCTTTAAGTGTTGGGAATATCCAATAACCTGTATTGCCTCGACCCTCTCGGGATGTGCGAGGTGGAAAACGAAAGCCGCCATTGGGGAATGCGTTAGCGTTGCCAAAAGCGTTGCGATCGCCGCCAAACTCATTGCCAAACAATAATTGACCAGCATTTGCGCCACCTGACACTCGACCCTTGCCACCGCCTACATAGACAGTTGGCACACGATCCCGGGCTGCTCTCACAGTCTCGGCCACGATTCTTGCTTGCTTTGGATAATAAGGATGTGCCAATCCTGCTTGCTGTATTCCTGTTGCAGTCCATGAGCTGATTGAGTACACATCATTTTTGAGTTCAACTTGTGATTCTTTTTCCATCAAATTTAGGACTTTTAGCAGTCCGCGATAATCTGCAAGGTCTGGCCGGACCGTAATTGT